CAAAGAGCGGTTGGCCTATACTAGGCTGACGGAGTTAACGGGTTTGAGGCCAGAGTGGCTGGATCAGACGTTCAAATCGTATGACGGCAAGGTGATGAAAATCACTGGCTTTAACACCCGTGCGAGAAAGAATCCTGTACGGCTGGAAGGTGTTGATGGGAAGCAGTACAAGGCTTCCACAGAAATGGTCATCAGTTATATGCAGGACCGCGCACTTTCCGCATGAGGATGGATGAGATTTTTACATCAATTTTGGTTATGGCTTCGGGGGTATCGGACGATATCTCCGAAGCACACTCCCAAGCTAGAAAGGAAGAAAGATGCCTAAGTTTGTAATTATGATGTCGGACGGTCCTGAAATTGACATTACGGATCAGATCAAGAAGTCCTCAAGCGAGGATGATGTTAAGGACGCCGTGGTGGATGGTTTCAAGAAGGCTTTGAAAAGCAAGAAGGTGTCCAAGAAATGACTCACACACCAGCACCGTGGAACGTGACGATGGGGGGTGCCGTACAAATCGGCACGTCCTATTTCATAGACCATACGACAGACGATTCGATAGAGGCGATACTGCCTGAAGATGCGGCGTTGATTTCCGCCGCTCCTGATTTGCTTGCGGCGCTTGAGTCTTTACTCAAGTTTGCTGATCAGAGTGCCATACGCGCCATTCCTTTGGGCGCGGTAACCGACAGTGATTTGGATGAGTCGCGTTCAGCAATCGCAAAAGCGAGGAGGAAGGGATGACCTTTGACATTGAAGCGTGGACCAGTGACGGCAAGGGAGTTGTCATGGTCAAGGGACCGTTGATGTCTGGTCAGTTAGACCGTGACATCATTGACATTACGTGTCCTCATTGTGCGTCTGTTTCGTCAGTTTCGGACAATGGTTGGTCTACTCTTGTTTGCCACGGTTGCAAGGAAGATGTTGAGCGGCCCGATTGGTTAGTACCGCTGGGGCCATGAGACTTAAAACCCTGGATCTTTTTTCGGGGATCGGTGGCTTTGCGCGAGGGCTCGAAGCCACCGATTTTTTTGAGACGAGCTGTTTTATAGAGAACGAACCTTACTGTCAGGCCGTGTTGAGGTATCATTGGCCTGACATTCCTGTATTGGGAGACATACGCGATGTCCGAAGACCCGACCTTCCCGAACCCGACCCAGATGTTATTTGCGGAGGATTCCCTTGTCAGCCTTTCTCCGTTGCCGGCAAGCAAGACGCTCAAAGCGACTCCCGACATCTCTGGCCGGAGATGTTTAGGCTTATCAGGGAATGCCGGCCGCCTTGGGTTATTGGAGAAAACGTTGCTGGAATCATCAACCTGGGCTTGGACGAAGTACTCGCTGACTTGGAAGGCGAAGGCTACGCCACAAGGACGTTTAATATTCCAGCTTGTGCAGTGGGCGCCCCGCACATTCGGCAGCGCATCTGGATTGTTGCACACGCCGACAGCGAAAGCGAACCAGATGGCGCCTTCGATGGCAACGCGGGACAGCGGCAGCTGGGGTTTGGATTTGTGGCCGACCCCGACAGCACAGGATGCGGCGAACAACGGGGGTCCGAGTCAGCACAGGAGGAACACCCGACCTTTGAACGCGGAAGTTCAGCTATGGCCGACCCCGAGGGTATCCATGAGCCACGGGCCGAGTTCCAAGGAGATCGAAGCGGGAGATCCAAAGCGGCGTCGGGAGACGGCGGTTCACATGTGGCCGACCCCCGATGCGACACCGAGGGGTGCGACACCGAACTTCACGGGGACGCGGCCCAGCGGTCAGAAGGAAAGCTTCAATCTGGAGACGGCGGTGACATTCGACCAGAAGAGTGGTGGGCAGTTGAGCCCTCTATGGGTCGCTTGGTTAATGGGCTACCCAACCGAGTACCTCAACTCCGTGCCTTGGGGAACTCAATCGTCCCGCAAATCGCGCAAGAAATCGGAAACGCAATAAAGGTGGCAGAGAAATGGAATCGGTAATTCTATGCTTGGCGTTGAACGTTTACTTCGAGGCCAGAAACCAGCCGATTGATGGCCAGGTGGCCGTGTCTCAGGTGGTTATAAACAGGGTTCTGGACGAGCGTTACCCGAATGATCCTTGTGAAGTTGTGACGCAAGGTCCGACTTACCCCGACAGCAGTCTGCCCATCAAGCACAAGTGTCAGTTTTCGTGGTACTGTGACGGGAAGTCTGACGAGCCCAATGATCGGGACGCCTTTCGGTGGTCCTTTGAGGTATCGAGAAGGGTTTGGCAAGGGGAAGTTGTTGATGTGACGTATGGTGCAACGCACTATCATGCGACGAGGGTGACTCCTGATTGGTCGCATCGGGCGCATCACACGGTGACGATTGGAGATCACATATTCTACAGGTGGGAACATGACTGATTGGGTTCACAAGATCTTACCAGAACCTTTGGAGAATCCGACCATGCGGGTTCTGAGTTTAGGTGCCGGCGTTCAGTCTACCGTCATGGCGTTGATGGGAGCGGAAGGAAAATTCGGACCCGCTCCTGACTGCGCGATTTTTGCAGACACGGGGTGGGAACCCGCAGAAGTTTACACGCACTTGGATTGGCTGGAAGCCCAGTTGCCGTTTCCTGTCTACCGTGTCGAATCAGGAAACATAAAGGAAGATTTGGAAAACAACCTCAACACGACAGGACACAGGTTCGCGTCCATACCCTTCTTTATGATTAACAGGGACGGCACGTTTGGCATGGCCCGGCGGCAGTGTACGAGCGAGTACAAGTTAAAGCCGATTCGTAAGAAAGTGCGGGAACTCATTGGACTTAAACCAAAGCAACGGACGCCCAAAGGGGTCATGGTTGAGATGTGGATGGGCATTAGCCGTGACGAGATCCAACGCATGAAGGAGAACTCTGATTCATGGGTCACGAACCGTTGGCCATTGCTCGAGATTGAGATGCGCCGGTACGATTGTCTTGATTGGTTTCAGAAGAACCATCCTGACAGGCCGTTGGTCAAGTCGGCCTGTGTCGGTTGTCCGTTTCACAATGACTATGAGTGGGGCGAGATCAAGAACAACAGTCCCGAAGAATTTGAGGAAGCCTGTCAGATCGATGAGAAGTTACGTGACCCGAACTCTGACGGCGGCAAGTTTCACGGACGGCGTTACCTTCACGCGCAGAGGATACCACTGCGGGAAGTCCGGTTGAACACGGCGAAGGAAACGGGTCAGCAAGAACTCTTCAGCGACTTGATGCAGAACGAGTGTGACGGGATGTGCGGAATTTAACAGAAAGGAGAAAACAAGCTATGATCATTTTAGCAGTAGTGATACCGTTATTGTTTCTGGCGGAGAACGCGGAATTCTTCGACCAGGTTAAGGAAGAACGTGCAGCGGGGGCCGTGTGGCATTACGTGGGGAAACAGGGACTTGATCCGAAGGCCAAGTCCATGCCGCTTCAATGCGTGGACCCCCAGACAGGAAAAGCATGTGGCGAGAAGTACATACTATGGAAGCTCAAGAAGTAACCCCTTTTGCCAAGTGCCGATGGTGCGAGAAGATTGTAAACGCGGAAGAGTGTTTCGCGGATCCTGTAACGCGGGATGAGAAGACCGTGTGGATATGCACCTGTGGGGAACTCATCTCTGATCTTAGTGCTGCTGCTCTTTCTCCTCATCAAACGGAGTAAGGGCTCGATGGAACCCGGCATCCGGGTCACCGTCAACGATGCCCAGGGATTCCGACAGCAATCGCGACATGAAGTAGTTCATGCGCGATACCCCCAGAGCGGCGGAACTGTACTCCATCGCTATTCTGAACAGCACCCACATTTTCATGGTGGCCGGCAGACCGTCCAGAGGTAGGACGGCCGCCTGTGCTGCTTCTTGGTAGAGGTCTTCCAGTTCTTCGGGTGTCATTTCTTTTTCCTGAGAGCGGCGTACCATTTCCTCACCTGTTTGTCTGTGGGTGTGCCTTTGGCTTCTTCGACCAAAAACGACACCTGTTGAGCTGGAGAGCGATGATTGACTTTGGACATTTCAATCAGGATCTCCCAGATGGGAATCGGCACGGCTATACTCTTGTATCGTGAAATATCAGGCATTTAAAGTATCCTTCTAGGGGTTAAGTTGTTGGTTTCATTCAGAGATGGTGGTTCTCTCAGGCTCCGTGATTCATTCGTGCATCCTGGTTCTCTCGCCGGACGTGATTCATTCTTACACTCTGGTTCTCTCCAAAGGCATGGTTCATTCGGGCCTTTTGGTTCTCTCCTTTGGCATGGTTCATTCATGGAACCTGGTTCTCTCACTGTCACTGATTCATTCACAATTTA